CTAGGAATTAAATTACAGGACTAATGAAAAGTACTAACAGCAAAACAATTATTAGACAATTAGAACATAAATTGGTTACTGAAGGTTTAACCAAGAAGGAACATACTTTGCTTCGTGAATATAAAGAAAAAGTAACTGAAGCACCAATAGATTACGAAGGTCCTGAAAGAATGGAACCTGGTATTGAGAGAAAGATTACTTCAAAACAAACACCATATAGTCAGGATTTCCCTGCAATTCCTAAGATGGATAGAGACTACGTAGAACTTATCTCATCTAAGAGATTTAAGGATTCTGTTGAGAAAGTTAGACGTGCTATGGGTGATACAAGAGCAATTCAAGGGGCAAATCCTTTGATGAGTTTAATGATGACCGCAATGCAATCACTACAACAAGTTGTTATGATTCAAATGCGTAATAAAGAAGGTTTAGAAAAATTAGCCGTTGACTTGGTAGTTAAAGAAATGGGTATTCCTGAAGGTGCAATGCAGTTTGACGCTGAATTGGTGATGCAACCTATGGGAGCTTCAGAAGGAATGCAAGAAGAACCTGAATTACCAAGTGAAGAAGAAATTGAAGAGTTTATGGGTGATGTTGAAACATTCAACATGGAACGTGCTAAAAGACGTTTTCTTAACTCATTAATTCAAGGTGCCGCATTCAAGGGTGGACACATGTTTAACTTAGTATCTACAGAGTTAAATCAAATTGACCCTCGTTTGATGAATCTATACACTGTAACACAAGCGTTAATGGAACACGCATATTGGTTGTACCCTGATATGGAAGGTATGGCCGGTGGAGGTGGTGGTCAAATGGGTCAAGAAGAAATTGATACTGAAACTGACCCACCAACAGTAAAGGCGAGAGCAATGACTTTCCCCCTTTTAGTACACGAATTGGTTAAAGGTGTTTATGAAGTATTTGGTACTCATGGATTACCTGATGACCCAAGACAACAAGAAATGGTTATGAAGGCCGAAGATACTTTACCAGCTGAGATTTGGGACTCTCGTTTAGGTCCAATCTTCTGGGAAAAATTCATGGCGGCATATCCAATGGAATTGTTTGAGGATGATATGAAACACATCCAACACTACCTGTTTATGAGATTCTCCAAATTAAATGCAGAGGAATTTTTCAGAGTGGCTAAACTTATCCTTTCAGGTAACCCACAAGGGAATCAATTCATTCAAAGAATGGTTGATGAAATTGTTAAAGAATTAAATGAGTACGAGGCTGAACAAGCTTACTCATCAGACGACGATGATTTAGGTGATGATGACCTTGATGATTTATTAGGTGGCTTGGGGATATCAAGAAGCTAATTAATCTAATTGATGTCTAATTTAACAAAAGAACAAGTTTTAATTGAATATGTTAAATGTCAGAAAGACGTACAATACGCCTTAAAGACCTATCTACAGACTTACGATAACACAGCGTCTCGTTACGTACCGTTAGAGTTATTCCCTGACCAATTATCATTATTACAGGATTACGAAGAGTATAACGAAAACATTGCATTAAAATATCGTCAGGCGGGTGTATCAACCGTAACCGCAGCTTGGATATCAAGAAAATTAGTTTTTGCTAAAAAACTTAAACCAGAAAAAATTCTTATTATCGCGAATAAATTGGACACCTCTTTAGAGATGGCTAATAAAATTCGTGCATTTGTTGGTCAATGGCCAAGTTGGACAGGTGTTGATTTTGCACCTGAAAAAAACTCTCAAAAACATTATAAGTTAACTAATGGTTGTGAGGTTAAAGCCGTTGCAACATCTAAGGATGCCTTACGTGGATTTACCCCTACGATTCTTGTATTTGACGAAGCGGCGTTTATTGAAGCCGATAGTGACTTCTGGGCGGCTTGTATGGCATCACTATCTACGGGTGGTAAGGTAATCGTTGTGTCTACACCTAACGGATACGACCCAATTTATTACGAGATTTACGACCAAGCATTGAGGAACATGAATGACTTCAAGATTACCGAGATGTATTGGTTTAGAGACCCTCGTTACGCCAGAGATTTATATCTTGTTAAGACTGACGATATTATCCATTATTTGTTAAACAAAGAAGAATATAGTGAAAAGGATATTATCAGTTGGGAGGAAAAACCATTTAAAGAACGTGATTACGAAGAATTAAAAGAATTAATGAATCAAGGTTACAAACCAAGTTCCACATGGTTTGAGGCAATGGTTAAGAAATTAAAATACGACAAACGTAAAGTTTCTCAGGAGTTGGAATGTAACTTCTTGGGTTCAGGTGATAACGTATTTGATTCTAAATTAATGCAAACTGTTCGTGAGAATATGATTCGTGAACCTGGTAATAAGATGATGGGCAACGCTTTATGGATATGGAAGGAACCTGTTGTTGGTCATAAGTATGTGATGGGTGTCGATGTTAGCCGTGGTGATAGTGAGGACTTTAGTTCATTCCAAATTATTGACTTTGATGAGAGGGAACAAGTTGCTGAGTTCGTTGGTAAATTACCTCCAGATACAATGGCTGAGGTTTGTTACAAATGGGCTAATATGTATTCTTGTTTTGTCGTAATTGATATCACTGGTGGTATGGGCGTCTCTACATCAAGAAAATTACAAGAAATGAATTTCAAGAACTTGTATGTGGATGGTGTGGATAGTACCAACAAATGGAAGTATGACCCAAAAGCCGCTGAAAAGATTCCTGGTATTAACTTTAACAACAAACGTGTTCAAATCATTGCTTCTTTTGAGGAGGTGATGAGACACGGATTTAGAATCTATAGTAGTCGTTTGTATAACGAGATGAATACTTTTGTATATATCAACGGTAGACCTGACCACCAAAAAGGTCACCACGATGACTTAATCATGTCAATTGCCATGGCAACTTATGTTGCCGAATCATCGTTCGCAAACTTAACCAAAGTTACCGAACACACAAAAGCTATGATTGAGTCTTGGTCGGTTAATTCAAATACACAATCACATGAAGCTATTAGTTTTAATCCTGTAATACCACACGCTCAAGAAAGGATTCGTCAATATGGGGGTCAAAATATCAGTAGAGAAGATTACCAAAGATACGGTTGGTTATTTGGTGTTAGATAATATTTATAAATAAAATTAAGATGGGACTAGTACAACGTAAAAAATCAGGAAACAAATTTAATGGTTCAAAATTAAATGTTGAGGGTAAGGGTATTAGTACCGTTAAACCTGGCGGTAACAATATAATAAACAGACAAAGAGGTAGTGATAATACAGGTGAAGTCAATAGACCAACCAACTCTTAACTATTTAATTATTGATATTTAGAATTAGATTTACTACATGGAAAATAATAATAAACAATATACTGTTTGGCAGAGGTTAACACAAGCCTTCGGTCCTAATGCGTTATTAAATCAGGACTACCCAACTTATAAATTAGATAAGAAAGAATTACTTAGAACCACTTCTAAGCAAGAGTATGAGATGGAGAAACTCCAAGCTCAACAAACTTATTACTTAGCGAACAACTGGACTAAGATTGAAAGTAATTTATATACACAAGCCGTTTATTATGAACCAACTCGTTTGGCATCATTTTATGACTATGAATCTATGGAATATACCCCTGAGATATCTGCGGCGTTAGATATCTACGGTGAAGAATCCACAACTGCTGACCAAAATGGTTACATGTTACAGATTTATTCTGAATCAAAACGAATCAAATCAATTCTTGTTGATTTATTTAACAACGTATTAGATATTAACACCAACTTACCTATGTGGACAAGAAACACTTGTAAGTATGGTGATAACTTTGTTTACTTGAAACTCGACGCTGAGAAAGGTGTTGTAGGTTCAATGCAATTACCAAACATCGAGATTGAACGTCTTGAAAGAGGTATGGCCGCTAAGTCAGCGAATGTTGACGAACCTAAAGAAAACAAAGGTTTACGTTTTAAATGGAAAGCCAAGGATATGGAATTTAATTCTTGGGAAATTGCTCACTTTAGATTGTTAGGTGATGATAGAAAACTTCCTTATGGTACGTCTATGTTAGAAAAGGCAAGACGTATTTGGAAACAACTTTTATTATCTGAAGACGCGATGTTGATTTATAGAACATCAAGAGCACCTGAAAGAAGGGTTTTCAAGGTGTATGTTGGAAACATGGACGACAAAGATGTTGAACCATATGTACAACGTGTTGCTAACAAATTTAAAAGAGACCAAGTGGTTGACTCAAAGACTGGTAATGTCGATATGAGATTTAACCAAATGGCTGTTGACCAAGATTATTTTATCCCTGTTAGAGACCCTGCAGCACCAAGTCCGATTGACACATTACCAGGTGCACAGAACCTAGCGGAGATTGCCGACATCGAATACATCCAAAAGAAATTATTAACAGCTCTTCGTGTCCCTAAGGCGTTCTTAGGTTTTGAAGAAGTTGTTGGTGATGGTAAGAACTTATCCCTTATGGATATTCGATTTGCTAGAACAATTAATAGAATCCAAAAATCGATGATTGCCGAGTTAAACAAAATCGCAATCATTCACCTATTCTTATTAGGTTTTGAGGATGAGTTATCAAACTTTACATTAGCTTTAACAAACCCATCTACACAGGCGGATTTATTAAAGATTGATGTATGGAAAGAAAAATTATTAGCTTATAAAGATGCTGTTACCGCAATCGAAGGTATTGCACCTGTATCTGTAACATGGGCTAAAAAACATATTTTAGGTTTCTCTGATGAAGAGATTAAACTTGACCTACAACAACAACGTATTGAGAAAGCCGTTGGTGCTCAATTAACTAACACTGCAACAATCATTTCTCATACAGGTGTATTTGACAACATTGACAAACTTTACGGTTCTAAATCAGGTTCTACTGAGAACGCAGGAGGAGCCGGAGCACCACCACCTCCAGGTGGAGACATGGGGGGTGACTTAGGGGGTGACTTAGGGGGTGGAGCACCACCGCCGCCACCACCATCAGAAGGTGGAGGTCCTGAATTAGCTCCTGAATCAACAGAACGAGATAACTTAAATATTTTATTAGAATCTGACGGTTTATTTGAGGAAGATTCCTTTATTGATTTATCTAAAGCAAGAAATTCTTTAGGTATTATGGAACAACAATTAAGTAAACTTCTAAAAGATTGATATTTATTATAAAAACACGATGATGAACTTTGGAATTATTAAATCAAGAATAGAACACACTCTTTTAGAATCTTACAAAAAAGGTACTTTTAAAGAGGATATGAAGAACTTTAAAAAATTAGTTTTAGAGAATAAAAACATCTCTAAATTATATTACTTATA